GCTTATTTGCCTGCGATTGTGTGCGAGATGTCTGGCACTTGCTTACCGACGAGCGATCGCGCAAGGCTGTCGAGGTGGCCGAGGCTTTTGCGGTCGGTGACGCTAGTGTAGAGGAGTTGGCCGCCGCCGCCTGGGCCGCCTGGGCCGCCAAGCCCGCCGCCGCCGCCGCCGCCGCCGACGCCGCCTGGGACGCCGTCGCCGCCGCTTGGGACGCCGCCGCCGCCGCTTGGGACGCCGACGCCGCCGCCGCCGCCGACGCCGCCGCCTGGGCCGCCTGGGACGCCGCCGCCGCCAGGGCCGCCGACGCCGGCGCCGCCGCCGACGCCGCCGCCTGGGCCGCCTGGGACGCCGCCGCCGCCAGGGCCGCCGACGCCGCCGCCGCCAGGGACGCCGACGCCGGCGCCGCCAGGGACGCCGACGCCGCCAGGGCCGCCGATTGGGCCGCCGCCGCCGACGCCGCCACCGACGCCGCCGCCACCGACGCCGCCGCCGCCAGGGCCGCCGACGCCGACGCCGCCACCGACGCCGCCGCCAGGGCCGCCTGGGACGCCGCCGCCGCCAGGGCCGCCGACGCCGACGCCGCCACCGACGCCGCCGCCGCCGCCGACGCCGCCGACGCCGCCGCCAAAGCGAAGCAATTGGAGCACTTCCGCGCTCGTGTACGCAATCCGTTTAGAGAAAGAATTGGTCGCCGGCTGATCTTGCAACAGCGACTGGGATAGAGAAGTTATGGATTGCTAATCTTCTGCACGGGGATGGTTATTGCACATTTGGAGTAGCTGCGAAGCTGCTGCACGCATTAGATATCCGTGCGAGATTATATGAGGTGTCCGATGCCACCACAAAAACAGACTGAAGAGTGGTTCGGGTCGTTTGTGGTTGAGCGACCCAAGGAGCCAATTGTCTACAAGCCGCGCTGTGTCGTGATACGTACTTACGACGGTGTAGTATGTACGGACGTGACGACGGTGATGTTTGTGGAGTATAGCGAATGATCCGTCGCGACCCAATCTTCTGAATTCTGGGATCTAAAAGAATGAGCCACTGTGTGCATTGTGTATGCAGGATGGACCCATTAGAGGCAGAATACTATTTGTTGTGCAAGGATTGTCGCAAAACCCTAAAAGAGGATGGTCGGATACGGACGTTGAACCGACCAGGGACTGAGCAAGTAGGCCGCCCAAGTCGCAGTAGCCAAGTATTAGGCGGTGCTCCTACTGGTGATAACTATAGGGAAGGTTCATGGCCTTAACTGGAAAACAATTATGAGTCTCAGCCTTTTAGAGTTAATCGGGCCGCTAAACTCCTCAGACGCCGCCATTGCATACGCATGTATACTAACGAAACCGCCCGGGGGTAGTGACCAAGAATTGAGTCGGCGTCTTCTCGATGAACTCCTGATTCAATCAGGATTGTCCCCGCAGAGTGTCGAAGCGGATGCGAGGTCTCTGATTGCTCGCGTTTCACAGCAGCGGAAAAAGAGTCAAGCCGCGACCAGCGCGGCTTACCAAGCCGCCACCAAGAGAAGGCTTCGGGTGAGAAAAGCACGTGCCGAGCGAGCCGTACTTTCTGCCCAGCCTTGTTCGGAATCTTGAGGACACCCCGTTGGACCCACTCACCTTGGCCAGCCATGACCCGGACGACCTCTTTGGGTCGCATGGCGCAGAGGAAATGGATTGCCAACCAGGCCCGCATGTTTTCGTCTTTGCAGCCCAGGATGTACTTGCGGACTTTGCCAATGGGCCAGGACTTGTCGGGGATCTCCCCGAGTGGGAGTTTCTTGACGCCGTGCAGGTTGACAGGCGGAATGTACTCCAGGTCCATAGCCCACTGGAGCATTGTTTTGACTGCTTGGAGGTCGTGATTGATAGTGCGAGCTGCTCTGAATTTCTCCTGACCGAGCATGTAATCCTTCAAGTGTTGGAGGTGGACTGCGCGGATTGTTTCCGCCCTGTCTCCGGCATGGCTGGACAGGAATCGCCTAAGGTGCTTGGCGTAGAAGTCCTGGCGGTCCCGGCCGCCCTCGGCGAACCGGCTCTGCAGGAACTGGTCACTGAGTTCCTTGACCGTGAGCTTCCGGAACGGACGGGCCAAGACAGCCTTGCGCTCCGCTTGCCATTCCGCCCAGTCTCGGAGGGAGTCCAGATATTGCTTGTAGCTCGCGTCCTTGTCCTTCGAGAAGATATGGTCCTTCCCGCCCCAACGGCAGAAGTAGACGCCGGTGTGATGCTTCCGGAATGTAGGAGCTGGGCGGGGCATAACGGGGCGAAATCTACCTCCTCGGGGGGGACTCCGTCAATCTCAGGGGGAGCGATGTACCTCTAAAACCACCGTAAATCCTTGTCAATTCTACTCCCCGAGTAGGACTCGAACCTACAACCTAGCGGTTAACAGCCTATGTACAATCTGTGATTCTACGACAGAAATGCAGATTCCGGCTATTTGATCCCCCGCTTGTCGGGGGGAGTGGTAGGGGTACGTGTTCTCAGAAACGTCATACGTGGGCTCTGCTGGACGATCTCGGGCTGGGAGGTGTCTAGGGTGGGGTAGATTCATTCTAGGCCGTTTTTGCGGGCTAGGATAGTGCGAATGGTCTGATGGTACCACTGTTCGCCGCGACAGGTGATTCCCTCACCCATTAGGAGGCGTGCGATCTCACGGAGGCCCCGGCCTTTGTCGCGTTCGGCCCGGATTCGCTCGATTATCTTCTGCTCGTGCGGGTGTTCGATTATGCCAGTTGGTCGGCCTCGCTTATTCGGGACCGAGTCTGGATCTTCTCGCCAACCGTAAGGGATTCGATCGCTCATTCTCCGGCCGTTGGCCTGGTAGTGCCGGATCGCCTCCCTAGTTCGGCTAGCGGTCTGATCGCGTTCAAACTCGGCAAATACTGCCGTGATCCCCAAAAACATGCGGCCCATTGCCGTCTGGCTATTGAGCGTCGAGCCGCCCAAGTCCAGGATATGTAGGGCGATGCCCTGTTTGTCCCAGGCGTCTACTGTCTGGCGGCAATCGACGACTGAGCGGAATAGCCGGTCGAGCTTACATACTACAACATGGCCATAAACACCGGTGGCCAAGTGGTCGAGCAGCAGCTTGCCAACCGTTCGGCTCTGTAGACTTTTGCCGCCGGAGGTTCGCTCGTCGCGTAGTTCTACAGGCTCCGGATCGAGTTCTGCGAACCGGACATAGGCCCGCATTCGCTCAAGCTGGATATCGAGAGTCTCGGCTTGGGTTTTCTCCAACGGACGTGGCGAATAACGGGCGTATAGGATGGCTTTGTTACTCATTGGGGGGCTTGCTTTCGGCAAATCGCCTTACGACAACGGCGAGCCCATGCTTGCCATTTGCGGGGATTGGGATCATCGTCACTCGGCCTATTAGCCACCGTCAGCATTGGTATACACCAGAGATCGTCTCGCCGCCTAGGTGCGAGGTGCCACACCTCCCCTGTGCCTATCGCTACGCCGAGTAAACCGCCGTCGTGATCGTCGTCGCTTCCTACGCACAAAATCTCCGGCGCTTTGCTGACAAGTTCGCCCGCAGCGTATGGAGGGTTATAGATCCTCATCACTCACCTGCCTTTCCGAGGCCCCCGTTGGCCTCTGAGTATAGTATATCACGGTAGCCTTTGCCGGCATCGTGGCCAGCAACACGGATTTTACGGTCGTATCGCGCGTCAGTCATGAGCTTACTCCTGTTAACTAGGGTCGGTTACCCGACCAGTGTAATAGGTCAGCCACAGATTAGCGTCAGCGTTGACCATGATGGTGTTGAGGCACGCCGGGTGGCCTGTTAGTTCGTAGTTCTCTGCCACTTTTCGCAGGTGCCGTCGGCGCTTGGCCGCCTCGATCACTGCTGGCCAATACTGCGTCCGGTATGGCCCGGTCGGTCGCCGGTGTTGCTTTTTCGTCGTCATGATTTGGGGCTCCATTTTGGGAGCTGGTGCATTTTGACTGCGCGCCTGAGATCGTCGCTCGTCCAGCCCTGCTCGTGCTCGGCGGCCCGCATCGCCTTATAGCATGTTGGGGCCGACCCAAACTCCCCGGCCAACACACGGGTGTTCCACTCCTCTCGCCGCGCCTTGGTAACCTCCAGCGTCCACTCCGCCGCAAACTCCGCCTCTCGCTCGGTGTCTATCGCCTCCACCTCTGCCCGTAGTGCGGCAATGCGGTCAGGATCGTAGGTGCCGGACTCCCGAGCCATTGAGCAGTCTAAGCTCTCAATCTCACGGAGCAACTCGTAACGGCGCTCTGCTCGGCTCTTCGCACGGGCCGCCTCCTTGGCGGCTTGACGGCGATCTATCTCCACCTCGTAGGGGTTGTAGCCCTCGCCGCCCTCCAGCATGCCGGCCTTGTAGTTGGCGGCCTTAGCTATCAGTTGGTCATCAGTCATTTGTCTAGTGTCCATCGTCCTGTCTCCTTTTTCCGAGGCCCCTGTTGGCCTCTGAGTGCGGTTGGGGTTAGCTGCAGGCGGCGGCAACGTCCTGACGCTGACGCTGCCCGAACAATATGTGGTCACCTAGGGCGTTGATAAGGTCGCGCAATAGGTCGTCCCAGGGCTCAGCTAAGAACCTGTTGCCGTCGTTGGTGCTCAGATTGTAGCTGAGGTGGCAAAGCTCTTCGCGAAGCTGATCGGCGTTGATAATCAGATTACCCCTAGGCCCCTCGGCGTCGTCTTCAAAAAACCCCGGCTCTTTGCGGTATTGGAGAGCAAATGCCGTCCGGTTAGCTACAAGCCAGTACCAGCAGGCGCGGTTGATAATCTCCTGCTGCAAATCCTCGGCCGAGAGCCCCTTAGTGTGGGCAACAGTCGTATGCCAAGTCCACCACTCGCGGTAGGGCTCAGAGTTGCGAACTACCCGCTCGATGAGCCCCGAATAGTAGCCCCCAGCCAGGCCCTCGGCTAACGATCGCTCAAGGGTAGCTGTCTGTTCTTTGTCAAATCGGATTACGCTCATTGGATTTGCCTTGCAAAACTGGTATGATTTGGGCGGCTTTCAGCGGCCACACACCGTTGATTGCCAGGCTGGCGGGTAACCAGCTTGCCCGCCGGCCAATACCAGTCTACCACAATTCCAGCACAATGCCAAATCGGATTTCAAATTTTTTTTCGAGCCCGCCAGGCAAACCCACGGGCCGTCACCAACCTACGTGCACGCACGCTCATATGCACACCAATCAAAAATTCTCAGATTTTCTCAAAATCGTAAACCCCACCACAATCAAAGGTTACAGCAAAACCTAGGGTTTTCCCTAGGTAGACTTTTAGTTTTACCATGCGTACAATCACAAGGCTGCAATATTCAGCCTGTTGATACGACAGCAGCCATGCTAATTGTTCACGTCGTGGTAGTATCTCAAGATCGTACCATAGCCTAACCCACAAGGATACCTGAGTCATAGGGGTGTAAGAGGGGCTAACTTATGGTGTAGTCAGCCAAACCCGTGTTTTTGGGCGAAAAACGCAGGTTTTGGTGGTATGATCTGTGCACACCATGCCAACCCTGTGTTTTTCGCCCAATACCGGGGGCCCAGACGCTGATTCGTGGGATTTGATCCACACCCCCCGGGCTCACATGGGCTGGTACCCCTATATAGCCCCTGTTCAGTCACTGGCGGTTTTTGGGTGGTTACACAGGAGTTACAGCCAATATAACCGTTTTGTAACTTAGCCATCGCCCTTACTTTGGGTACTGTGGGGGTTTGACTTTTGGTGATTTGTGGTGTATATGTTTTTGTTGTCGCAGGAAGTAGGTTTGGTTGGTCACTTCTCCCGAATCTCCATATCACATGCCTCGCGTATGTCGGTATTGTGCATATTGGCGTGACATGCCGAGTGTGTCTGACGAGGCACCTGATCCTTTGGAGGGTGACTCTGATTTGGGTCAGTGTTCTTTTAGGTTTCCTGACATTCGGCTCAAGAGCGATTGGCTGGAACTCATAGACGCCGTTTATTGGTATCCTTGGACTCGGAAGGAGCTTTGTTGTGGGAAGTGGTATCCTTCTCCTGAGTGGGGTACGGACGCGGGCTATGCGGCGTGGAAAGCGGAGGGGGGTGGCACGTGAGCGCGTCTGGCAGTTCTTCCCGCACTTGTGAGCACTGTGTGCACTTTGAGCGTTTAGCGTTAGTACAGTCACACACAACTTGTGACGGCATTTGCCTTTGGTTTCCGTCTTCTTTGCAGTCTATTGATCGGGGGCTTCGCAAGTTAACCCACCACACTAAGGTTTGTCCCCAGTGGGAGCTTATTGAGCCTGGTGAGGGGGATTCCGGCTCATGAGTGACAAGACCTGCAAGACTTGTGAGCATTACAGGGGGCCTGTCTCTATTCCTGGCCGCCAGACATATCACCGTTGTGCTCGTCTGCCCTTTGACTACGAGGTTTTGACTCCTTGCTCGTCTTATGTTCACAAAAGTGGCCCCACTTCCTGCTTTGGTTGCCAGTACTACACAAAGGGCGAGCCCACTATTTACGGCACACCTGCGGGCACTTGTTCTCGTCTAAATGGTGCTCGCGTCGAGAGAGATATGGGCCGGTGTCCTGTTGACCATTATGGCGGTGATTCTGTAGGTGAAGAAGGGAACGGCATTAAAGAGAAAGAGAGGACAGGCATGAATCCGTACAGGGTAATTGTGTATGAGATATGCACAGACGAGTGCAAGGAACCGAAAATTCTGTTTGAGAAGACGTTCTTGTCGCTTTCTGGTAGTCAGGACTTTGAGGCGGGCCGGTTGGTGGAAAGGGCTGGGATTACTCAGCCTCTGACGGCTCTCAGAGTCTACGTGAAGGAAGCGCCTTGAGGTTCCTATGATTTTCCTTCTTGGCTTGGCGCTATCTGCGATAATCCAGATTGGCATATTTCTTCTGTTCGGTGGTGTTGTGTGCATGGTTTGTGAGTTGCGGGGCAAGGAACGCCGCTCTTGCTTGCTTAGCTTTTTGCTTTTAGGGATTGGCGTTTATGGTCTCACACTCCCTTTTTTGATATTGGTGTTGAATATGAGGGGCGTTCCGTGAGCACCGACAAGACGTGCGGCGATTGTTATTGGCGTCAGGACGGTGAATGCCGTTGTATGCCTCCTACTATGGAGGCTGGTTGCCTGGGAGTGCCGCTTTACCCCAGAGTTTCATCTAGCCTCCCCGCCTGCGGCCGGTGGCAGGCGAAGGTGAAGGAGGAGCCCTCCTGTGTGGCTAGCAAGACAGGATAGCGAAAGGGCGACGTGTCTTCCCGTTCGCAGGTCGTTGTACGTTCTCTCGGATACTGAACTGGCACCGTACGAGACGACGTATGTTTCGGGCGAGACTCAATTGACGTGGGGTTCGCCACAAGGCTGTCGTCACGGTTTGCTTGTCCATATTGATCCTGTCGCGTTTGAGAACAACATAAAGGGTATCACCTTGAGGCCGGGTGAGGGGCCTGTTGAGGTTTGTGTAAAGGTGAAGAAGGTATATGGCTGGCGAGGAATAAGAGGGGTAAGCGGATTGTGGAGGTGGAGGACTAATGGCCGATAAACTACAAGAGGTCCAAGTGGAACTCAAGGCTATGGCCACTAGGTTGGGTGAGCTTCATACTTTGGTGGCCGAGAAAGGCTTGGTGACACCAGAGACGTTCAACGATAATATCACCGAGGATTTCGCTTGGATTGAGGCCAAAAAGGCAGTTGAGAAACTGGCAACAAGGATAGAATATCATGCTCAGCGAAGTAGCAACAAGGGCGGCTGAGCGGACGGAAGAGGTTGAGCCATGATTACCCGTCGGAGATTCCTGAAGACGACTACGGGAGTGACAGCGGCATTGGTGTCGCCATTGGGGCTTCCGAGTAATGACAGCCCACTTCCAGGCACTGTGTTGCGGTGTGCTGTGACCGGTAATGCAACCAAAGCCTGCCGACATTCATATCAGTGGCAATAGATGATTCAACTTCGGGAAAGAGGACCAATTCTTTCTTGTGTGGCCTGCGGGCAGGCGTGGCGCCACCCTTCCAGGCATCTATCTGACGGAACTCTTGGAATGTATGAATATGTAGCTTATCTCGCCCGCTGCGGGAAGAATTCTGCGTATCCCTGGTTGCTACAACATCTAATCCCCGACTGGCCTTGTTGGAACGAAGAAATCGCGTTCCAGACATTCGGTGCTGCCCTGAGCTACATCGAAAAGAGGTGGCTGTCGGGACGCTGGGAACAGGTTGCAGGGCCTGGTGAATTTACTTCAGGCCCATAATCCCCCCTTTTTTTTGCGCCCACCATATCAGCGAGACTGTAATTCCTACACCCCAATGTTTCACGTGGAACAATAGTTTCACGGTGTGAACTCTTCACAGGCCGATACAGTATCACTTGACTAATAGTTGCGCGTAGTGTATAGTCCCAAGGGGTATACTATATCTGGTAGGGTACTGAGTTGTCGCGCGCTTCTGAGAGCTGCCAATCCGCCGAGATTTTGGAGGACAAGGCCTATCGGAAAATGGTTCGTGCGGCCAGGGGCAAGAAGGCCAAGAAGAGTAAGGTTATCGACTGGGTTTTCGATCACATTGATATCCCACCCAACAAGATCAAGTCGAGTTCTGTTCCGTCCCAAGGGGCCCCTAGATTTCTGAGGACGGCCAAGAGCGACCCCAAAGCGTTCTATGAAAAGTTCTTCAAGCCATCGAAAACGGATGTGGAAGAGGAGTCACGTCGCCGCGATGACGGGCGGGAACTTAAGGGTCTCATTGACTTGATTATCAAGGCCAAGCAGAAGGCTGAGGCCGAGGCGAGGAAAAAGGGGCTTGCTAATGCCGCGTAGCTGCAAAGGCAACTGTGGCATGTCGACGCGCGGGTTTCTGGATAGAGCCGGTTGGCCTGAGCTATTCGGTTACAACCGTGAGGACTATTGCAGAGAGTGTTGGGTTGACTTGGTCCGGGCACAGAATCCCCGAATCATGCTCGAAGATGAGTGGGGTATACGCTACACGGCTCAGTTGGCTGGCCAGCCCAATGAATGGACTCAACCACTTTCTGGCCTGGTCGGATTAAGTGAACGAACTGGCCGCATGTACGCGCCAGCCAAGCGTTCTGATCTCCGGCATCGACTAGACCCAGTGGCCCAACCCGAAGGGGTACGCATGATATGAGTGCCTTAGCTGAAGACGTTGGGGACATGGAAGGCGAATACATAGACGAATGACTCAGACGCCCTATTACGAAATGGTCCCAAAGGATTTCTATACGAACCTGCTGTTTCGCAAGGAGATACTGCGTCTAGGCTACGAGAGCCGTAAGAGAGCCGAAGAGCTTTGGATAATGTGTGCGCGGGACATTCTGTTCTATATCAATACGTTCGTCTGGACTTACGACCCGCGTGGAGGTAATGGTCTCAAGAAGCTGCCATTCATTACCTACCCAAAGCAAGACGAAATCATTCTGGAAATCAACAACGCAATTGGGAACGAGGATATCCGTATCGAGAAGTCCAGGGATACGGGTGCTTCATGGATGTGCCTTACCGTTTTCGATCACCGTTGGCGCTTCTACGAGGCTGAATCGCTGCTCATGATTTCGCGGAACGAGGATTACGTTGACAAGTCGGGCAATCCGAAGTGTCTGTTCTGGAAGCTTGATTTCCTGGCCGATCACCTACCTGGCTGGCTCAAGCCTAGCCAGCACAGGATCAAGCTCCATTTGCAGAATCTGGACAACGGCTCAGTGATTGACGGGGAATCGACTACTGGCGATGTAGCGCGTGGCGATCGGCGTAATGCGATACTATTGGATGAATACGCGGCGTTTGAGGTGAATGATGGCTACCGAGCTGAGGCAGCCACTATTGCAGCTACGCCATGCCGAATTCTCAACTCAACACCACAAGGTGTAGGTAACGCTTACGCCGATTCCCGCGATTTGGACATGAAATGCACCCGTATCCATTGGTCGGATATCCCTGATCGCCGACGTGGTATATACGGGACTCAACCTAACGGAAAACTCAAGCTTCTGGATCGTGAGTACTGGAGGAAGTACGCTCTCGATCGTGGTCTTGAATACAGTCCAGATGGCTTGGCAGGCCTGGAGAGGACCGTCGAGCCACATTACAAGTTCGTTTTGGACGGCAAGATTCGTTCGCCTTGGTACGACCTTCAATGCCGTCGGACCCGTCTTGATACTCTCATTGCCCAAGAATTGGATATTGACTTTCTGGGTTCTGGTTCCCGGTTTTTTTCTGCCGAAGTGCTCAGAAGCCACAAAGAAGAGTATTGCAGGCCGCCGTATCGTGTTGGCGAACTACATTACGACTCGGAAAAGTTCGAGCCTGTCGATTTTGTTGACGAGCCCAGAGGTCATTTCAAGCTATGGATAAACGTGGACGTAGCCGGCAAAGTGCCGGCTGATCGGGATTATGTAGCTGGTGCCGATATCTCGGCGGGCACAGGGGCTTCCAACTCTGTCTTATCTATCCTCGACAAGAAGACGGGTGGGAAGGTGGGTGAATTTGTTCATTCAAGGCTACGACCCGAAGAGTTCGCAGATTACTGCGTATCTATCTGTCGTTGGTTCAAGGGTACAGGAGGTGACGGGGCTTATCTGATTTGGGAGGCGAACGGGCCTGGTAACCAGTTTGGCGCCCGTGTTGTCCAAGTTGGCTTCAGGAATATCTACTTTCGGGAGAAGGAAGATTCCCTGTCAAAAAAATCGACAGATGTGCCCGGCTGGTGGGCAACTCCGCCGGCCAAGCAGACGTTGTTCGGCCAATACGGCCTGGCTCTTTCTACCGGCGCGTTCATGAATCGCTCAAAGCCGGCTATCGAGGAATGCGAACTTATCGTATTCGGTACGGACGGCAAAGTGGTACATACGCACTCAGTAAATACTATGGACTCATCAGGGGCAAGAGAAAATCATGCCGACCGTGTAACGGCTGACGCTTTGGCCTGGCGAGCGGCACACATGATAGGTCGTATTGTTTCGGAAAAAGAGCCGGAGCATTCACCCTACTGTTTTGCGGCCAGACGAGAAGCGTATGAGGCAAGCTTGAAATCGAAGGACTACTGGTAACACCATGCAACTCGTTGTTGGCGGCAAACTGAATGGCAAGTTTGTTGACTGGCATACTAAAAGCGTATCGCTGGGCGACGACACGTATGTCGGGTATCTAGTGGTTCATGACGGGAAACGGATACCGGTGTATTGCCCGCGAGACTGGGAAGCTCCGATGGGGTTGGGACAACCGGACGATGGCTTGGACAATGGGACAATGACAGAGATCAAAAGGGTCTTGTATTCGCTGTCCGCTGAAGAAAGGGAAATGATCGAGATCAAGTAGCTGAAGACATAAGAAAACACGAGGGCAGCCCCTGGTAGGTTCTGGCCAACCTTCAGGTGTATAGCTGCGAGACGAAAGGCAATGCGGTGCCGCATCACTGCGTTGCCTTTTTCTTTTGGCTCGCCCTCGTTTGGAAAACCAATGGCTAGTTACGAAGAACAGCAACAACTCGAAGAAAGCCCATTTACTGATAGGCAGCTCAAGCGACTCAGGCGGGCAATGGACTGGTCTTGGAAGAAGCTGCAACCGTTCCGCGAAACGCAGAAGGATCTGATTCGCCAGTATGTCGGTAAGCATTATTCGGATTCAGGCACTGACGAGCGAGTGCCTATCAATCTTGTCGAAATGGCTGTCAATATCTACACGGTGCAATTGGCGGCAAAGGCGCCCCGTGCCCTGTGTACTACCCGGTTCGATGCCTACAAGGCGTATGCCTCTACGCTCAGTCTAGCTGTTAATCACCTGATCGACGAAATCCGGCTTGAAGAGACCCTGAGACAAGCCGTGCGCAATGCCATGTTCTCGTTGGGCATTGTCAAGGTGGGACTCAATCCTTCCGGCTCAGTGGAGGTTGGTGGATTTCTTCACGACGTGTGTCAGCCATACGCGGACGTAGTGAACCTGGACGACTGGGTTCAGGATATGACGGCCAAGAGATATGAGCAGATTGAGTATGCCGGCAACCGCTACCGCGTTCCTGTCGACTGGGTAAAGAACTCCGATTTGTACTTTCCCGACGCCAGAGCGCAGTTGATGCCTACCGAGAAGTTGTCGCATGACAACCTGGGCGACGAACGGCTTGATACAATTTCGCGAGGTGCCAGTTCCGACGTAGACGAGTTCAAAGATTACGTTGAACTATGGGACTTGTGGCTACCTAGCGAAAACTTAGTTGTCACGATTCCGGTCGAGCAAGAGTCGCTTGTACTCCGTGTTGTTGAATGGGCGGGGCCGGAGGCTGGCCCCTATCACCTACTCTCTTTTAACGCCGTACCGGGCAACCCCATGCCCCTTTCGCCCGGCGCCCAATGGCTCGACCTGCACATGCTCGCCAATGTCCTGTTTCTCAAACTAGGCCGGCAAGCTAAACGGCAGAAAGAGATTCTGGGGTATCAGGGTGGAGCGGCTGACGACGCTAAGCGAATTGGCGAAGCAAGTGACGGGCAAATGATTCGTATGGATAGTCCGTCCGGTGCTAAAGTTCATGAGTTTGGTGGTGTCAACGCCCAGACGCTTGCCATGTTCCTGCAGACCAAGGATCTGGCGACCTGGCTCTGGGGCAACCTGGATCTTCTCGGCGGACTATCGCCGCAGTCTGGGACTCTTGGACAAGACGAACTGCTTGCCGGGCAAGCCAGTAAACGTGTTGCCGATATGCAAGACCGCACAGTTGATTTCTCGACAGAAATCATTCGTGCATTGGCCTGGTATCTGTGGACTGATCCGCTTATCGAGATTCCGCTTGTCAAACGCGTCGAGGGGATCGATGAGGACATTCCTACAGCATTCACAGCAGAGGACCGGGAAGGTGATTTCCTTGACTACAACATAAACATTGAGCCGTATTCAATGCAGCACTACACACCTTCCCAGCGGCTGCAAACCATCATGCAGATATGGGAGCGGTTCCTTGTTCCGTACACCCCAATGCTACAGCAGCAGGGCATATCGCTTGATATACAGGCTCTGCTCAAGCTTATCGGCAAGTATTCCAGCATTCCCGAACTCAAGGACATTCTGATTACGTCCATGCCTTTGGGGGAAGAAGAGCCGGGCCCGGTTGGCAATCCGCCGAACAAGCCCTCTTTGACCAAGCACGTAAACGAACGGGTAAATCGTCCCGGCGCAACAAGGTCGGGCAAAGATGCAACGTTAATGCAAACGTTAATGGGCGGCAATGCGCAGCCCGCAGAACTGGCAGCATTGGGGAGGCCGGTTGGATAACCAGGAGTAATGTGTAATGGAACCATCCGAAATCATGTCGCAACCGGCTGTTCAATACGGTTTTGCTGGTTTTGCTGCTGCACTACTCGCTTTTGTCTGGTGGTTAGTCAGACACATAATCCGCTTACTCAACCGCACGAATCAAATCATTGCGAACAATACCGAAGCGATCCGGAGCGTGGATACGCGAACTGGTGAAGAACTGAAATTGCTTCGGGCTATACACGACAAGCTGCTGGCTCGTCCGTGTATCGCAAAAGGTGAGGAAGGTGCCTGATGCCGGTGTATTGCTACAGGCGGAGTGATAACGGCGAGATTGAAGAAGTCTTTATGACTAGCGCGGAAATGCTGCGCCGCCAGCGGCGTGATGGTTCTATCACCCTGGACGACGGTACGAAAGCGATACGCGACATGGGGGCAGAGCATGGGGGATTTCAAGATACACCAGGGACTTGGCCACAGCGCAGTGATGCGATGGGTGTTGCTGTAGAGCAAATACCTCAAGCACGGGCAAAGTCGATTCGGGACGGTGTGCCCACGGATTTTACGCCCGATGGGCGGGCAATCCTGACAAGCAGAGCACACCGTAAACGATACGGAGAGTCAATAGGCATGTACGACCGTAACGGTGGTTACGGCGACCCTAGAAAGAGAGGAGTGATACGAGATGGCTAAGAGAGGTAGGCCAAGGAAGAATCCGCTGCCAATCGAACAGAATGCAGAGCCGGAAACAGAATCAGTAGCTGCCGAGAAGATGGCTGTACCTGATGCGTTTGAGGATGGCGGCAACGAAGACACGGGCGAGCCGGAAAGCTTGGAGGAACAGTACAACTTTGACGAGCCGGAAGATCCGGACGCCCAGCCGACCGAGCAAGACAAAGGCGGCGAAGCAACTGAACCCGAACCGAGCGCAGAGACAACAGAACAAGATGATTCCGCCGGCGAGGAACAACCTGCCGGCGATGATACCAAGGCGGACAAAGAAGATGCTGGGTTCGACCTTGATGCACGGCTTGTCAACGAAGCCCGTCAAGTGGGTTTCCCTGACCAGCTAATTGGTGGATTCCGTTCTAATCAGGAACTGAGAGCCCACCTGAACTTGCTGTATGCCGGCGCACAAGCCCAAGAAAAGGCAAGTACTGCCGATGAGCAGAAAGTTCAACCAACCAGCACAGAGGTGGGAACGGAGGAGGGTGGCGAATACGAAGTTGGCTTGAGCCCGGACGATGTTGACGAGCCGGTGTTGTCTGAGTTCAGGAAAATGACTCAGCACTACGAATCCCAACTCAAGGAACTTCGGGGTCAATTAGAGCAAGTCACGGGAACAGTTTCAGCCCAGGAACAGGCTCAACTAAGAGCGCAACATAACGCAAACATACAGGCGTTCGAGGCGGGCATTCAGGGTTTGGGTGACGAATACCGTGACCTTGTTGGCAATAAGCCTATTGCGCAAATGGATAGGGGCAGTGACGAATTTGAGAACGTCCAGGCTATCGCGAACGAGATAGACGTTCTTATGGCCGGCTGCCAAGCGGTGGGTCGCCCCGTACCACCAATGGCCGATTTGTGCAAGCGAGCCGCCCGAAGTGTGTTAGGTGACAAAATTGAAACAATAGCCCGAAAGAAAATCGGAAAGACGCTGGATACACGTAAGTCTCAGGCGACAGCCCGTCCTACTCAGCGTGGCGGCGAGGCTGCAGTGTCGCCTACCAAAAAGGCTGTAGAAGGTGTTCGGAAGTACCTCGCCGATAGAGGGATTGACTACGGGCCGGACGCTGGCCCCAGTGATGAGGATTTCTAGCGGTTTGCTTTCGGGCATAACGAGTAGAAGGGAAACTCGAAATGCCAACACTTGAAGCTAGTAACATTGCCGATCTGGTCACCAGTACGTTGAGAGATTTAGGGCGTCTGAGGTTTACGCAAATCGCCCAAAATCTCACGAACTATGAGGTGATGAGTCGGATTCTGAAGAAAGACAAGGTTCAGTTTGACGATGGTTACGGAATCCAGAAAACGCTCATGGTGGACTATTCCTCGTCCGCCAGAAACGTCGGGATGTTCGAGACGGATGACGTAAACGTCGAGGACTTCTTGCAGACAATCGATATCCCGTGGCGGCATACCACTGCCAACTGGGCGTATGAGGTTCGCGAGGTTCTTATGAATCGCGGGGCCTCACGAATCGTGGATATGATCAAGACCCGGCGTATTGCCACGATGATTGGCCTTGCCGAACGCATGGAGGCTGATTTTTTTGCCGCACCTGGCGGTTCTACGGACAAGACGAACCCATTTGGCTTGCCTTATTGGGTTGTCAAGTACGCATCGGGCAGCACTACGGGCGGCTTTTATGGTGGCAATCATGCCAGCTATTCGTCTGGCCCCGGTGGCTTGAACTCGAACACGTATACCAATTGGCGAAATTACACCTGCAAATACACAAACGTGGCCAAGTCGGACTTGATTACGAAGCTCCGCACGGCTTACCGGAAGATTCGGTTCAAGAGTCCGGTTGACATACCTGACTACCGCAAGGGCGTGGGGCAGCAATACCGGATTTACGCGCCGTTGGACGAGATCATTGAGATGGAAACTCTGGCCGAGAACCAGAACGAAAATCTCGGTCGAGACCTGGCGGCGATGGATGGCACAATTACGTTCCGGCGTAACCCAATTGTCTGGATCGAAACGTTGGATAGCGACAGCGACGCACCCATTTACCTTTTGGACTGGTCGAAGTTCTACCCAGTGTTCCTGAAGGGCGACTATCTGCGAGAGTCACCGCCAAAAGAGAGTCCGTCGCAGCATAATGTGTACCACTGTCACCTAGACCTGACGTGGAACATTCTTTGTACCGACCGGCGTGCCCAGGCGTGCTTGAGCACAGGACGAACAACTAACGGTAGTGCGGCCCTGTCGTAAGTCAGGTAGCGAAGAGAACGAACAAGAAAGATTAGGAGAATTCACATGTATAAGGTTGAATACACTGAGGGGTTACGTGCCGCTAATACAGATGCGGGGCCTAGTCCTTCTATTTGGGCGGATTGCCCTATTCTCGATATCATCGTCGATCCGAGACAGGGTTATGGAATCTTCGACGATTTCCTCACTTATTCGTCAACGGCCACTACCGTTCTTAACGCCAGTGGCTTGCCGACGTTTGAGGGTGACTGCACGATAGGCGGCACGGCGATTGCTGGTGGCGAAGTGGCCTTGTTCTGTACTACCAGTAACGAGGAAGCTGCTTTGGAGGCCTGTGGCGCCCAGTCCGCACCTTTCGTTATTCCAGCGTCTACTACTGCGACTAGTAATAAGTTGTGGTTTGAGTGTCGTGTAAAGAAGTCAACAATTGCCGATAGTATCGCCAATTTTTTTGTTGGCTTGGCTAGTCAAGGTTCTGGTGTCGCCGACTTCATACACAATGACGGCAACGACTTTGCTGATGTAGACTTGCTGGGTTTCGTGCAATGGGAGGCTGATGGTGATGCTATCAATGTTGTCACCCAGAAAACTGGGGCTGCGTTCGATACCATCATATCGGGCGTAGACACTGCCGTTGCTGACACTTATGCAAAATTGGGGTTCAAGTATGACCCCACCGCTGTGGTAGGTGAACGAATTAAGTTTTATGTGGACGGTGCCGAGCAAACTACTTATGTCGGCGAGGCGTCTGGTGATGCTACTGTCTACATTCAGGACACGACTAACTTTCCTGGCGGCGAAGAGATGACTCCGGTTATTGCCGTTAAGGGAGGCTCGGCGTCTGATTATACCGTCACTATGGACTGGTGGCGTTGTTACCAGGGCCGGTCTTCGTAAGAGGCCTCATTTTCCTCCTCTCTGCGACAGGGTCGGGGCTCCGGCTCTGGCCCTGTTGTAGGGTGGTGAGGGCTAGTTATGGCTGAATCAACGCTGTCGTATGGCCACACGGATCTAATGAAGGAAGTAGCCTACTACCTAGGTTACTCCCGCGATTCGGCAGATTGGTCGAGCGATGAAACTAGTTTGCTCGGCGATATCGTCAATCAAGGCACACAGCAGGCGTATTATCCACCTGCTCACGTTGCTGGCCCGCACGAATGGTCATTCCTTCGTCCGACCACAACGATAACTGCGTGGCCTACGAGCACAAGCACGCTGAATGGCGGCCCCTCGAAAGACAACGGCACGACCACAGTAACTGTCGACGATGCGATTTTCTACGACAGCATGGTTGGTAAGTCCTTAGCGGTAACGGATGGCTCATCTTACACGATTACGTCTGTAACCAGTACAACAGTCTGTGTCGTTAGTGGCGATGCAAGCGGTGAAGCGAACGGGGCTACGGTAACGATTACCGCTAATGGTGATTATCGTCTACCAGACGACTTTGGCGGTATCGAGGGTGACTTGACTTACGCCGCTGCGGACGACCAGTTACACACGGTACCCGTTATCGGCGAGGGCCAGATTCGTACAATGCGGCAGTCAGATCCATCGACGAATGCGCCTTTATATGCGGCGGTTAAGCCATTGACGACTGACGGCTCAGATGGGCAGCGATTCGACCTCATGGTAGTTCCGACGCCGGATGACACATACACACTGGGCTATCGTTACAACGTGCTGCCTGACGCCCTCACTTCAGGGAACCCCTCGCCTTACGGCGGTATGCCATTTGGACAAGTGCTAATGGCGAGCTGTCTGGCCGTGGCCGAGCTACGGGACAAAGACCAATCGGGCCCTTACATGGCCGACTTTGAAAAGAAACTGGCAGGGTGCATTGAATTTGATAGGCGGGCAAATACGCCGGATACGTTGGGTTACAACAGTGACGAGTCAGATATTGAGCCGTCGGCAAGCCTGACGCGAGCATGGAACATAAAAGTCACAGTTGGTGGCGTGCAGTATTGAACGGGAACAGGTGATGATATGGCATTAGGAAGCGCAACAAGCCCATGTGAACACTTTGGTATTTTGGAGTGTAGCCAGACAGAAACGTCGGCATTTCTAAATCCACAGAAACAATACACAGTGGTCCATCTGGGCGTAGACGCAAGCGGTACTGACGATAGCAATTCTGATGAAACGGTCTTCCTTTCAACTACGAGTGAGACAACACCATCCTTTGCTGAGCTTAATGACATTTTCCCATTGCAGGATGCGGTGAGCGTCGTTGTTGGCCCCGGTATCAGCAGGCTCTACGCCACTTGTGCGGCAGGCACGGGCGATCCGACCCTGGCGTTCTCTGCTGGTGCCCGTCAGTTCGGCGATTTTTGATGTGAGGTGAGCTATGGCTTTGGCAAGCGCGGTAGAGAACTTCGCTATTCTGGCGTGTAGTACCACAGCGACTTCGGCTGTGCTCAATCCACAGAAGGAATACACACTGGTGCACCTTGGGACTGACATTAGCGGTAACAGCAATGATACAGAAAACCAAGCTACTGTCTTTATCTCGACTACCAGCAGTTTCACTCCTGCCCATAGCGAAGCGGATAAAGTGTTCCCGTTAATGGCCGGCCAGAGCACCGTGGTCGGACCAGGCATCAGCACAATTTACGCCGACTGTACGGTTACTAATGCTGATCCGGTAATTGGATTATCCGCCGGTGCAAACCAATCTGGAATTTTCTAAGAGTACACAATAATGCCGCGGCGCCGAATTAGAAGAAAGAACAACTTCGGAATAACTCAAGAGGTGCATGCGCTTAGCCGTTCAAATCCCAAAGGCTATGGCAATCGTGTTTTTTCCGGCGTACCGCATTGGACGCCGGACGTGAGCATGGCTGGATTACGTTGCTGGCTAGACCCATCCAACCTGAACAACTTGACGATAATCAATGATCGTGTTCAGTATCTGAATGACAACAGAAGTCTTCATCCATTTTCGCAGGATACTGCCGCCAATCGACCATATTTTGGTCGCGACATTAACGGCCTTAATGCTCTTGAATTCCGGGCCGGTGAGTATATGACTGAAGCAAATGGTGATATCCTATCCAACTTTGTAGCGGTGGACGCATACTCGCTTTTTGTTGTTTTTGAGGCAGATGCCGTTGCGGGCATTAGAGATGATCCGTGGGAAAACCCAGCGATATTTTCCGATGGGCTGGAAGGTTTTTTTGGTTTACATACTCGTGACAGTGAACACAGGATTACTGCTTACCACGGCGAGAGCGTGGATTGCATTGAGCCGGCTGTGCCGGTGTCTGCTTACATTGGTTATGTTTGCTCTGTGGTTTTAGGTAGTGGCACGTTAAGTATACGGATAAATGGTGGTACTCCAAGTACGGCAGCGGCAGACCCACTTGGCAGCACAAATGGCGCAGTTGGCTTGGGTTATTCGCCTTATGCACCTATTGTTCATTACGATGGCCTCATTGGCGAACTATTGATTTTTAATGTTGACGTTGGGGCGACAACACGAGGGCTTATCGAAAGTTACTTGGCTAGAAAATGGGGGATTGCGCTATGAGTTATCTGGTGTTCAAGACGCAGGCAACCTTTGATTCCTGGCACGCGAAGGCCAAGGTGGCATTAGGCTTGCCGTGGATCGGGAATAACGCCAGATATGGCTATCCGATGCCGAATGTAACTCAGGTTACTGACTACGCAGAGCCAGTTGAACACCCAGGCGTGGCCAACAATACAGTCTGCTGTCGAGTTGACACAGATCAGCCGGAGACGGACGTGACAATCACCGAGGTGGCTGCCGGAGCAACGAAGGTGCAAATGCAGACAGAGTTGGGGCAGGGCAAGAATCTGAAGGTGACGAAGGAGCAAGTGAGACTACTGGGTTGGCCTGCATCAAAAAACGGTCAACAAGGTGAAGAACAAATATAGTGGGGTGTACCCTGCCGCCTGTAGGCCAGTTGGTGGAAGGAACAACCTTTGAACAAGAGGCAGTGCGGTGCCAAGGCAGCGTGCTGCCTTTGTGCATATAGGTAGGAGAGTAGTCATGGGAATTCATAGTTTGGAACACGCACTGACAAACGCGGATTTGGGCTCAACGGCTTCGCTGCTTTATTCGAGAGCGAACGGAGGGCGGTATCTTCACATTGGCGCCTCAGTGCCTACGGACGCCTCTTCGGGATATCCAACAGGTGCCATATACCTGAAGACAGACGGCGGCGTAGGGTCCACAATGTATGTTAATGAGGGGTCTAGTACTTCTTGTGATTTCAATGTGGCTGGTGGTTCAACGTCCTCGATTAGTACGGGGGCGACCCTGAACGATGCCAGCGGCCTTGATGCGCTGTTGACCATTACCGACCAGACTAGTTCGCAGCCCACCTTGACGATTCCTGATATGGCCGGCACGTCAAGTACGTTTGTGTTCACAACACTGACGCAGACGCTGACGAACAAGACATTGACGACGCCGATAATCGCTACAACTGGCTCTATTAACGACGCTGGTGGCGATGAGTATCTGGTGTTCGTCGAAGACAGTACCCCGGTCAACTACATTCAGATAACCAGTGGCGACACGGGAGTAGCCCCAATTGTGGGCGCTGGTGGCGACAACGACAATATTGATCTGCAGTTGACGCCCAAGGGGACGGGCAATGTTGTGTTGACGGATGGCACAGACAGTACGAAAGCGTTGAGTGTCGAACTGAATGGAGCCACTACGGCTAAGACGTTGACAATCAGTTCCAGTCATACGGACGACCGGACGCTGACGATACCCGACTTGACGGGTACGGTCCCTAGTTATGCTGGGGCGGCAGCTCAGGGCGAGGTTCTGTATTACAACGGCTCGGCTTGGACACGGCTTGGCGTAGGCACATCAGGTCAAGCACTCCTCTCTGGCGGTGCCGCCAGTAACGTATCATGGGGCGCGCCGTCTGTTGCCGAAGCGTCAAAGGTAAGTGACCCATTCACGATTGAGGCGGGCACGAACGATATCACGGTGAACCCTGCCACCCAAACTCAGGCCGAAACAATTGTCATTCCCGACATGAATGCGGGGGCCAGTCATAATCTGGTACTTGACGACGTAGCGGCGACTCTGGCAAGCAAGACTCTGACTTCGCCGATTATTGTCACCACTGATTCTATCTGCGATGGTGGCGGCGATCCTTACCTCACGTTCGTAGAGGATAGTACACCGCGCGATAGTTTCCAGATAACAACCGGTGATGCCGGTGTTGGCGCAAAGTTGGAGGTCATTACGGACGACACTAACGCCAACATGCTTCTGGACGCTGCCGGTAGTGGCGATATTCAGATATGTAATGGTACTGAATTGAGTTTTCTTCGGGCTACGCAACATGCTCATATCGTAGTCGCAGACCAGACTGGCGAAGCTCATACGTTCAATATCCCGGATATCGCTACTGGCGCCTCGGATACGTTTGTGTTTCTGGCTGAGGCTCAAACGCTGACCAACAAGACGTTGACCAGTCCGGTAGTCGGTACACAGATCACAATGGATCAGACCACTAATGATGCGATTATTGTGGCCGCCGACCAAGCAAACCAAGACAACACGTATACCATTCCTGATGTGGATGGCAATGATAGCTTCTGCATGTTGGCTGGTACGCAGACCCTCACCAACAAGACGCTGACCAGTCCGGTAGTCGGTACACAGATCACAATGGATCAGACCACTAATGATGCGATTATTGTGGCCGCCGACCAAACAAATCAAGACAACACGTATACCATTCCTGATGTGGATGGTGACGACACGTTTGTCTTCCGGGCTGATACTGCCACGCTGACAAATAAGACAATCGACGTGGACAGCAACACCGTGTCCAACATCAATGCTGACGAGCTTGACGAGATCACACCAGGTACATCTACCTACGGTATTGATTTTGTTATCACAAAAACCGTCGCAAATGCGGACAACCTCGGGACGGATATTTTTACGGACAATGCGCCGTTCAAGTTCCGAGTAATCGACGCCTGGTCAATTGCTACGTCCGCCGATGGCGGTACTTGGAAATTACACAAGGGCAAGGTTGGTGCTTTGGGTAACGCAATCACAGACGTTGTTACCGTGGCTGCGAGCGACACGGATATCGACCGTATCGGCGCAATTGATAACGCCGAATGGGAGATTGCAGAGAACGGTTCCTTGACCATTGTTGCCGATGCCGGCGGAACCCTCGACGGTCTTATCTGTGTTCGCGCAATGAGAGTTGACTAAGCAGTGAACGTTTCACTGCGGGAATATAGTGACAGGAGAAAATGAGATGTCGAATGATGCGGTTAGTAAGCGAATGAAGGAACTGGAAGCTGAGGAAACTGGACTGGTCGAAGACCAGGAACAGATAAAAACTCAGATGGCCACGCTCCAGCAAGCGCTTGCTAGAGTCAACACGCGACGCCTTCAGATTGCTGCGGCTCATGGCGAGCTGAAAGCCCTGTTTGGGCCGGAGTCGAGTGACGAAAATCAAGAGGTGGCTGTTGGCGAAGAGACGAATTGACCTACAGTTCCCCTCTGGCGGGTTAAATCGGCGGCTGGCCTACCAGGACCAGCCGCCGTATACCTCGTCTGACCTGGAGAACGTGCGCCCTCAAGATACATTAGGAGGAAGGTATCGCGGGGGCTCACGGCCAGGTCTGGCGAAGGCGTATGTTGACCCGTCGGTTGCTCACCCGAACTCCTATCTTGGCTCAGGCAATCCGATACGCATGATTGCTTCGGTCATGCCCGTCGGCACAGGGCTGACTGGCCGTTTTCACGACGCTTTTCAGCTTGCTGACGGCTCAGCCTTAGATAGTGGCTGGTCTGCAGCGACATGGGTTCATGCAAGTAATGTCCCAAGGATTAAGGTAGTCGAAGTCTCGCCCGGGAAGTATCGGGGCATGGCTTCCGACTCTCACGTAGCTTTCTCGCCAGCAGATCCCGATCCCGGTATCCGTCAGGGTTCCGGCGCCATCCATAGCCAGATCACGGACATTGATACAGCCTACCCGTACACATTTCTTGTAAAGATTCACCCGCCGTCTGCTTCCGGTTTCGAGGAGCACGGTGTTCGTTTCTACTGCCGTCTTGCCCACGCGCAGCCGATACCCAACCAGGCCGGCGGCTACGGGGTATACCTTTCAATCGATTGGACGAGCACAACCGCAGCCACCACCACGGTTTACAAGTATGTCAACGGCGCCAGCAGCCAGTTGACCAGCTTCCAAAAGACGGGGCTCACGGCCAGTCCTATCTGGTTGAAAGTGCGGTGCAATGGAACCGCTGTTGATATTTATTGGAACGGTGATCGTCAGACTACGCAGACGGGCCTGAATGACGGCGGTAGCTGGACGGCGGCTAATGCTACACAGTTTGCATTCGGGTTCTTTGGCTCTAAGACAATCGCTGGAGCCGACCAGTCCAGCAGTTTGAATTACGGACTTATCGATGAGTTCATACTTTTATACACAAGCAGCGCAACGGCGGCTATCGACAAGACATACCCTCGGCTCGTAGCCGCAGCGAATGGTACGTTGTACGAGGAGAACGACGCCGGCGACATGGGGGCGGTTTCGGGCAGTCTGACGGTTTCGGCGAACACACACTTACAAGCTGCAGAGTTTGCCGGCAAGCTGTATATCGCTGACTACGACGATGAGCGGTGTAGCGGGACCGACGGTACGGTAACTACCGGCACAGGAGTGTTTGACGACGTTGCCGGAAAGAACTGGTCTACGCTGGGTGTTGACGCTGACGACGATCTTGTCGTCTTGTGGGACGGGACTGTCAACGTCGGGGCTGACGGTGTTACGCAGCCGGGCGCCTACAAGATTACGTCAGTAAGTTCTACCACAATCACTTTGGCCGACGTAGATACGGGTACTGACGGTACAGCTTTTTCGTTCCGTATCGAGCGTGGTCCAAAGATATACGATCCGTCCGCCGGCACGCTAACGCTGTGGTCTCAAGACATTGTGACCGGGGCACCGGACAAGCCAAAGGGCTCTATGCCCACGGGTTGCCCGTTGATAGCTGTATACCGTGGGCGGTTGGTGCTCGCAGGCAGAATCAATAATCCGCATATCTGGTACATGAGTCGGGTAAACGATCCGAACGACTGGGACTTGGGTGCCGATTTTGACGACACGACCAGGGCAATGGCAGGAACTTCCACGGGCATGTCGGTTATCGGCCAACCATTAACTGCCCTGATTTCATATTTGAACGACTACCTGATTTTTGCGTGTCGACACCAGTTATGGGTGATGCGCGGCGATCCGGCTGCCGGTGGGACGTTAACGAATCTCAGTTACGCAATTGGTGTTGTAGACAAGTTTGCATGGTGTCATGGGCCGTCTGGCGAAATCGTGTTCCTTTCCGACGAAGGGCTCTATGTGATTCCGCCGGGGGCCACCAGCGAACCTATGCCCATATCTGAAGCGCCCTTACCAGAAGAGCTTGAGGGTATCGATCCACAAAGCACGCTCGTAACAATGGCTTTCGATCACGATAAGCACGGTGTACATATCTACCTGAGCGATGTTGATGAAATTCAAGACGGGCAACACTGGTGGCTACAGTGGGATACGAAAACGTTCTGGCCTGTCTCTCTACAATCGGACCACCAAGTGCATTCAGTAGGTGTACACCAGGTGGCGGGAGAGGGTGGCCGAACCGTTTTGCTTGGTGGACGTGACGGCTACATACGGCGATACGGCGACGAATACACGGACGACGATGGAAACACACTAAGCAGCTATGTGCAGTACGGACCAATGGCATTAGGCCGTGGTGGACAAGCGGGGCTGGTAAGCGCCTTCACTGGTGTCTTATCCAGCGACAGTGCAGACGTAACTACCGCAATACAAGTAGGAGGTACTCACGAGACCGCAGCGTCAGCGGACGCTTTCACAAGTGCGACATTAAGCGCGGGGGATAACTACTGGACCACAGTACGTGGCCGAGGAACAGCTTATGTCGTGAAATTGACGGGTACGGGCCAATGGGCGGTTGAGCGGATAACGGTCGAAACTCAGCCGGCAGGTAAACACAGGAAACTTTGATGCTGACGCCAGTACGGACAATCGTCACCAATTTCAATGAGACAGGTGAATCACTGCGCACAATTTCACGGAACGAGCAGACGATGACTCGCTGGCGTAAGCTGAGTCCAGATGCTTATACGGCCACACCAGCGAGCACTTCGCAAATTACCATGTCGGACACTTCGTTACTCCAGAAGGGTTTTCCGCTTCAATACAAGTATAACGATACGAGTTACTACGGACTCGTACACGACCTGAGTGCAAGTGCGTCATGCGATATCGCCGGTGCCCCATTGGATACGGCACATGACCTGCAAGCCTTGTATGTCGGACACCCCAGCACAATCATGCAAATGCAGTTCTATGAGGGGAGTACCTGTCTTGATGCGGTAAGTTATCTGATTTGTCGAGCTTTGTGGTTGCTGGGGCCGGCATATCTGGTGACGTTTGCTTGCCGGGTTCGTGTACAGGATTCCGGGGCAAACATGAGCAAGATTAACTTCTACTGCGGCGGCGCAAACGCAGTGTCCAATAACGATAGTGACTTAGGAATTCAAGCACGCACCACATGGACGCAGAACCCGCAGGTAGACATTGACACAACACACTATGCGATTACCTACGGCGAGGATGTGGCAGTACGTGTAACGGCAAACGGAAGCAATCACGATAGCGAAGATATCTCAGTATCGGCAGCTTTTGTACTGGCTTAGGAGATAAAGCAATGAGTGGCATGAATTCACAAATGGCATTGGGGCTTTTCAGTAACCTTCTTAATGCCGGTATGTATAACATGCAGTACAACCGGGCATTAGCTGCAGAACAGGATCGTTTGGGCAAGGGTGAACGCCAATACGGTGAGCTGTGGGGCACCCAGATGGATGCCTACGATAGGTCTCAGGGATACTTGAGTAACTTGTTGAACCAGCGTAGCAGTTTGCTCCCACAACAAATGACAGCCATGAACCAGCAGGTGGCTGGTGATGCCCTTGGCCGCTGGCAGGGCCTTATGGGCACGGAAGCTCAGCAGCGGAATGCCCTAGTCCAACAGCAGACGGCGTTGAGTAATGCGCTCATGGGCCAGACCCAGCAGCGACAAGCGGGTATCCTCGGTAACTTGGGGGCTCAGAGTGGTGCCCTACTGGGCCGGGCTGCGGCTCAACAAGGTGCCCTGGGCCACTTGCAAAGTCAGTACGCCGACCAGATTCTCGGCGCCGCACGTAATCGTCAGGGCCAGATAGCCGGCCAGTACGGACGTGACACTGGCTCGATCATGGGCGGGTTACAGGGACGCTACCTGAACCTCATGGACGCCGAGCAGGCTCGCCGGCGGGACGTGAACCAGCAGTACACTGGCCGTACCCGGGCAATCATGGGCGAGCTTCGCGGCATGGGCGAGCAGGAACGCCGGGATATCAATCGCCGGTACGACGCCGCAGGCAACCGGGCCCAGCAGCGGTTGTTGGCTTCCGGGTTAGGCAACACAACTATCGGGGCCAGTGTAGCCCAGGGCAACGAGCGGGAACGAACGGACGCTCTTGGGCGGTTCGAGGAACGGACAAGGCAACAGCAAGCAGACGTGCGAGCGGCGTTGACTGGCGAAGCTCTCTCGGCCCGTGAGCGGGGTTACGGCGCCGCCCGTGGGCTTCAACAGGCATTGACGGGCGATATTGCCTCTGCTCGCGAACGACGCGCTGCCGGCGGCACGAATCTCTCACAAGCCCTTACGGGCGACACACTCAATACTCGGTCCGCTTTGGCTCAACAACGACTAGGGCAAGACGAGAGGCTCATGGGCAGAAACCTGGCCCTGCAGCAGCAGCTTGCGGGCTTAGGGCTTGGAGCCCAGGAGCGACTGAGCGGCCAAACTCTACAGACTCAGGCGGCAGCAAACGCAACTCGCCAGGCTCTCGACCAACAGTTGTACGGTAACCGTCTGGCGCTACAGCAGCAGTTGAGCGGCGACTACCAGAACCTCGTGAACGCAGGGCGCCAGAATCAGTTCAATCTCGGTTCGCAACTGAGTGGCGAGGATTTCAATTGGCAAGCTGCCCAAGCTGCCCAGCGACAGCAGCTCGACCTTGCTCTCGGCCAGCAGAAGATTGGCTTTGGCTTGAATGTGGTGAACCAGTACCCCGATCCGGCCATGTATGCCCAATCACAATTCGGTGTCGGCAGTATGATTGGCGGCTTACAGCGTTACGACCTTGCCCGCCAGCAAATGCATGACGCCAATAAGTTTAACTGGCTTGGCCTTGGCGGCGGAGCTGCAATGGGGACCGGCGTAGGTGGCGGACTAGGGTACGCTCTCGCAGGTAGCGGGGGCGTACTACCCGGCATGGCCTTTGGTCTCCTTGGTGGCACGGGCATGGGTTTTATGAACCAACCGCGATATTGAGGTAGGGAGCATGAGTATAGCAAGCGTAGTTCCTATGTGGCCACCGCCACCACCAATCAATATACGCCATGACATGGATGCTTTGTCCGTGGGCCTTGCTGCTACTCTTGGTGGTTACGGACAAGGCTTGGGCGGCTTGGCCAACCAGCAATGGGCTTCTGCTCGACAAGCTCAGGCCCAGCGTCACCAAGGCCAAATGGCTACAGCCAATATGCTTGGCAATCTTGGCAGTAACGTAGCTCTTGGCGCACTCCAGAATCAGTATCGTCTCGGCCAAATCGAGGCCTACGGCCAGAACGACATTGCTCGGGCGAAGCTGTATAACGATGCCCAAATGCAAAGAAGCGCATTGCGTCTCGGCGTCAACCTCGCCGGTGTGCCACCAGAGCAATACGGCGAAAAGATAGGTAAACAACTAGAATTCAACAGATTCCGAAACCTCTACGCCCAAGGTAAGCTGGCGCCCGGAATGGGCCCTGACATGTTGCAGCTACAAGAGCAGTTGCAACAAGCACCTATCAATATCCAGAACCCCATGCAGGCTCAGGTTCAGCAACGATTACAGACTACACCGCCTGTCTCATTACCTGGGGTGGGGCCGACACCTGTACCTACGGGACCACCGAGGAGAGGCGCACAGGGACCGCAATTCAGCAGCCTGGCTATGCCCACTGCGCCCCTGACTGGCGCAGCTACAGGGCGTGTACCCAAGCCAACGAAGGTGCAGCGGCAAGCCCTTATTGGCCAAGCTCTTGCCGAGGAGGCCGCGAAGCAGCAGACGGTACAGCAGGCACAAGTGGTAGACGGCGTTTTGAACGAAGCCGCCAACAACATGATTGTCCGGCGGTTCAGTACTCCCCAGAAGCAGCGGATAAAGCAATGGCAAGAACAAGTCCGTAACCTGCGCTCTGCTGTAAGTGCCAAACAACTCACGCCAGCGGAAGTTGAGCCGAAGATACGCCGACTCTACGGCCAAATGCGTAACGAACTACTGAATCCCGATTTTGAGATAAAGCCGGAGCCAATCCCACCACTCGAACAGCAGGTAAGGAGATTTACTGAGGATGGCTATAAATACTGGCAAGATCCAGGCACGGGGAAGGTGACGGCGAATAAGCTTGAAATTGCAGAAGGCCAGGGTACGCCGGGCACAGAAGCACCACCGGTGAATGGTGTTCCTTATGTTTATGACAAGGACGGTATCCCTGAGCCTACGCCGGAAGCACAACAGTTTGACGAATACGCAGAGCAATACGCAAAGAATAATCCGCAAGGACTCAGCGAGAGCAACGATGCGTATGCCGAAAGAATCCGAACCGGATCAGTAGCCTACGCCAAGGCAATGATGGCTGCAAAGCGGGAGTTCTTTCTCCCTGAAGTAGTCGAGCGTCCTGTCGTAGAGCCACCCATACCCACGCCTCTGGCGGACACGCTTGCTGCGATGGGGCCACAAGAGGGGGGCGCGCCACCAATGCTACCGCAGTTTCCACCTGGGTTAGGGCCGGAAGGGCCACCTGTTCAGCCAGCACCTGCGGAAATTCCACAACGGGCAGAACAGCCAGTACCCAAAGAAGACCCGAGAGTTCAGTTCTTAATTCGAGAGCATAACACACTGAAGGCCAAGAAGAACCTGAGTAAGAAGGAACGGCAAAGACTTAACGACCTTGAAGGTGCTCTGGCTGGTTACCTGGGCTAACGTATGACTCTCACGGATACCGCAATTGATACCTTACTGAAAGGCTCGTTGCTTGAGCCGCCGCCAGAGTCAATCCCGGGTTTCGACTACTCCCTATCAACGACACCCTCCACGCCACCAATCCCGCCCAGCGAACCTATTGGCGCAACTCGTAGTACACCGGCGATGATATCTGAACTCAACGAATCACAACTAACGGATCTCTACCAGAAGCTATACGACCCAGACCCCGGGCACACGCCAAGCCGGCTGGATAAGGTTGCCAACACCGTATCGTCCGGCGTGCGAACAATTGGATCAATGGTTTCCGATGCCCCCAAGGCTTGGGCCGTTGCGATGAAGGTGATTCAATCTGAACTGGATCGTGAAGGCATTAAGAGCATATCTGCCCGCCAGGGGGATCGTGATATACGTGATATGACAGCATGGCAACTCGGCCAGAGGCTTGAGGATACATTGAATGAATATGTGCCTGGCGACCCTCGATTGGCCAAGTCAATGCTTTGGGAGCAGATACCCAGTGGGTTAACAAGTGCTGCATACTATGTTCTTGGTGGTGGCGGGGCACAAGCTTTGAAACTTGGAACCAGGGGCACATTGGCGTTCATGAGTGCCCTTGCTGCACCTACCGGCATGGCCGACCAATACGAAGCAGCAAAGCAGGCGGGCGCCTCTGAGGGAGAAGCCCAGATTGCTGCTTTGTTGGGCGGCGCAATCGAAACGTCGCAAATCATACCTGCCTCACGAATCCTCAATCGGTTCAACAAGGCGTCGGGCGGTGCCTTTGTGCATAATCTTGGCGACGTACTCAAAAGTGGCGCCGTCGGCAGTATCTACGAAGGAATACAGGAAGGGCTTGCCGGCCTTGGACACAATGCAGTTGCGAAGATTTACGAAAAAGAACGGGACATGTTCGACACGGTTCTTGAACAGGGCCAGATAGGGGGAATTGTTGGTTTCACTGTCGATGTCATGGCAAACATGCTCGGACTCAAGAAGGGCCGAGCCCGTATACGCAAAGACCTGCTTAGCCGTCAAGGGGTTCGTGAATGGGCTGAACTGAACTCTGAGCAGGCGGCAAAGATTAAAGACGCGGCTGACGCCAAAAGGCCGATCACCCGTTCAATTGTTGGTAAAGATGTGGCTACGGTACTGGGCAAGAAAGACCGTTCCGATTTCGCTGCTCTTGTCAGCGAGCAAATTGAGGAGGTGCAACGTGCCCAAGTGTTACCTAAAGAGAAAGCGGCAATTGAAAGAGAAAGGATACTCGGACAAGGCGGCGAAAAGGCGGGCCGCGAAAGAATACAACGCCAGTCGCAGGCCGAACGAGCCGAAGCTGTCGCCGAAACACCACAGCGGCAAGCGCAAGAAATGCCGGAAGTAGCCGAGTCCCTTACGGGTCGGATGGCGAGAGGTGAAGCACTAGAAACAATTGGGGCGACCAGTAGCCCAAACTACGAGGTTGGCCCCAAGGGTGACATTCGCGTCAAGGCTAGCTCGGCTAAAGATTTGGTTGGCGAAGACGTACCAAAGAACAAGACAGTCAAATCGGAATACGCTTCACCTAACACAGAGTTTGAGACTGGCTACCAGCGCAGCCAGGGTATAGGTAAGCGGGGATTTTCTGATAAGTGGCGCGCGTTCTGGGGCAAGATGGCCGAACTTACGACACGGGGTGCTTTACCAAAGCTACCCCGAACGAAGCAGTTCGGTGAGGCCCGCTCGGCATTCCAAGCGTACAACAGGGCACCCGGGGTAGCTTCTGCTACAGGCCAATCGCTCATTGAAAGGACCGTCAAGCCGCTCAGCTCAGACGACTACGATCTCTTTAATCGGAAAGTTGTATTGGGTGATCTAGCCGCAACTGAAGGTGAATTGCCCTGGGGCCTGACGCCGGAAGCCACAAAGGCAGAACTCGACCGAATCAATGCACATGTTGCCAATAACCCGAGAGTACAGGCGTCCTTGGAATACCGTCGTCTCTGGTTTGAGAAGATGCAGCAGGACTATATCGACGCCCACAAGCCGCTGGGTATCGATCTGTCCGACAGGTTCCAAAGGGAAAACTACTTCCGACACCAAGTACTAACCTACATGCGGTTACGTGAGGGAATTGGTGTTGGCGGCAAGGGCGTAGGTGTTCAGACTCAACGTAGCTGGCTCAAGGAACGCAAGGGTTCGGTTCTCGATATCAACTCGAACTACGTTGAGGCAGAATACGAAATCGCAACCCAAATGGTTGCAGACACGCTAAGGGCCAAGGCTCTAGTAAGACTCAAGAGCCAATACGATATCCTGCCTCAATTGAGGGCCCAGGCAAAAGAAGCGGGTACCGATTGGCGTAAGCTAATTCCGGAAGGGTACCAGGAAATGGCTATCCAGCCTGGACGGCACATGTTCCTTACGCATTCTATACCGGAATCATTGGCTCAGCGGGCGATGGAAGCAGCCGGCGAGGAGATAGGCTTAACCTCTGACCAGATTCGGCAAGTTCTGGCCATGGGGCAAAAACACGCCCCATTTGTCGTGCCTAACGCTATCGCTGAACAGGCTGAATACGAAAGCAAGAAGTGGCAGACGCCGCCTGTCCTGAAAGAAATCGACCATGCGCTGACATATCTGGTTGGCCAAGTAAAGCGGTGGCAGCTCCAGGGCCCCACGAGAGTTGTCGGCTACAACCTTCGGAATATGGGTGAGGCGGACAAGGTGCTATCTCTTAACCCAAGTTCGGCACAGTATGTACCAAAGGCCATTGTTGACTTGGCGCAGTACTACACTGGTCGAGAGAACGTGCCTCTCGAATTGCTCGAATGGGTAGAGCGAGGCGGTGGCCGGACGCTCATGCGAGTAAACGAACTAGGTGAAGTAAGTGAACTCAAGAAGTTCGAGCGGTTAATCAATAAGCCAAAAACTACTGTGGGGAAAGTTGCCAAAACAGTAACCCTGCCCTGGCGAAAGTATTGGGAAACGGTCGGGCTGGGTACCGACATGAGGGAAAGCATTCTTCGGTATGCTACATATCTGGATTACACTTCCCAAATCAGTAGTTCACCAGAAGGCAAACCCAACAACTATGGCAGCAGCATACCTGCTGAAGTAGATGGTATTGTCGACCCCCGCGATAAAGCTTTCCGTTTGTCGGCTGATATACTTGTAGACTACAGCGACATCTCGATCCTCGGCCAGTTCCTTCGTAGCAGAGTCTATCCGTACTGGTCGTTCCAAGAGGGCAATCTACGGGCCTACTGGAATGGTATCCGTAACTTAGCCCGACAAGAGGATAAAGCAATTAGGGTCGGCCGGAAGATAGCAAAGACATTAGGACTTGGTGCCGCTGCTCATGCCCCGTTTATGCTGTACCGACTCGGGCGCATTGCAATCCTGCTCTACGGGGCCCAGTTAGCCTACAGCCTGTTCAGCAACTTGTTTTTCCCAGAGGAGGAAGAAGAGATACCAAAAGACGTTCGCAAACGTCACCACCTGACAATACGAGCGCCAGACGGGAGCCCAGCCTATTTTACCCGAATTGGTACCGCCTCTGACTTTCTTGAATGGCTTGGTGCTGAGGGTGTGTACACGGACGTAAAGGATATTCTTGACCATCGTCGCACATTGAAGGAAGTGGCTAACGACATGATAGCCTCTCCTGTTAACAAGCTTGTGAACGGCGTCAATCCGCTTATCAAGGTTCCTGGCGAGATTGCAGCAGGGAAGACACTGTTTCCTGACGTGCGAGACCCCAGAACAATACGAGACCGCTGGGAACACCTGGCCAGAATCATTGGTGTGGAAAAAGAGTACAAAGCTGCCGTTGGCTTACCCCAACAGAAGGGGGCTAGGGGCCTGAAGTATCTGACGGGCTTCTCTAAGACAGAGCCGGGGCAGGCAGCCTACTACGAGATTCTCGACCTCAAGGACAGGTTCTTCCGGTCTATTGGGCGTGGCCGTGGGGAAGGCTTGGGCCCACGTACCGACGCTCTCCGCAATTTTAAGCTTGCCGTTCGCTATGGAGACGAGCGGGCCAAGAAAAAGTATCTGGCTGAGTACGCCAGCCTAGGGGGCACAAGACGCGGACTTCAGCAGTCATTGGCAGCAATGGAACCCCTTTGGGGGCTTTCGCGCAAGACCGGGACGCTGCAGGCGTTCTATGCCACACTAACTGAAGAGGACCGCGACACATTGGAAAAGGCTTATGAGTTCTATCGAACAGTCCTATTAGGACAAGGAGAAAGGCAATGAGAGAGTGGATTCGAGTAATTGTTGGGGCGTTAGTGCTGCTATGTGTGGGGTGCCTGTGGGGGTGTTCGTTTCTCACGCCGGGCCTGGATACCCGGGTGGCTGCGGAAGCTCGTAGCGAAACAATCTGGGACGCAGAGGACAACCTAACGTTGTCGGAAGCCACGACGCATAACCGAGAGGTGATTGCCGCTGAAGGGGATAATGTGACTGTCACCATGGTAGACGGCCAGGCGACGAATATCAGTGGGGGAACACACATTCTCTGGCAGAAGAGTGAGCCCAAGGATGTAATGAGCGCCTACATTGCCCTGGCTCAGAAAAACGCAGAGGTGGCCGAGCGAATGTTTGGAGCTATCGAGCGGCTTACCGGGTTGCTCGCCCCTGCGGTGGGGAATTCTGGAGGTGGTGAGGCGAATAATGGGGGTGGCGAGTTGCGTGACAAGCTCATGGATGAAATACTCCGGCGATTACCCGACGGGGCAACTACCGAGGAAGGTGAAGATGATCCGTGAGCCCTTTCTCTGCGCGGGCTGGCCTGCGTCGGGCTAGGGGCAAGGCGCAGGTCGGCCTTTTTGAGGATAGCTCTATGCACAGGTACACCTGGCTCGCAGCTCTGCTGGCGTTGGTGTTGACTCTGTTACTTGCCGCTAAAGAAAGGCTTTACAATGAATTTCCTCACACGACTCCTGTGGCCGCTGAAAAGCCGGAAGATCCAAACGGCGGTCGCCACAGTAATCCTGGCGTACTTGGCCCAATGGGGGCTTGAGGTGCCAGAAGAGGTGGTTATGAGCATTCTGGGCGTTGGTGTGGCTGTGATCCTGGGGATAGCCCACGAGGACGCCGGCGAGAAATCCGGGGCCCTGAAGCTGATACCAACCACAAAGCCCTCGGCGAAGAAGAGCCGTAAAAAGAAAAAGGCGACCTGATCAAAGGGTCACCCACAAAGGGGCTTGGTGCCTTTTTACTGTGGCCACACCTGATTGTAGACGGCTACCGTGCAGTTTACGCAATCAGCTTCGTCCTCTGCGCAGCCGTACCCTACACAGCAGCCGTAAACTAGTGATGTAGCTAGGGCGTTTTCGCGACGTAGCACACCACCACTCCGGGAGTCGTCAACTATTAGGATCTTTGTGAGTATTCTGGCATCATCATAATCTGGACAGGCTTCCCTTAGCGTATCTGTCACTTCAAGCCGAGCAGGGTCATTTGGAACTACCCCACACACCTGCCCAAGACACAACGGCAGCACAATGCCCATGAACAGCAGTAAAGCATAAATGCGGTTTTTCATGGCTTTCTCCTATGGTTGAGTCAGCTACGGTGACACCATATAGGTACCTCTACCTATATACGGAAGGTATTTACCCCCACAATATACGGGGGAGGGAAATCCGCATTTTGTGGGTTGACCGGCCTGTGAGTTTTGTGTATAAGAATGCTAGATTCGGCGGTTGCCGGATGCTGCCAATCAGCTCGCCCGGGGCCAAGGAATCGCTCACCACGGAAGGTGGCCGGGTGGTGACTTTTTGACAAGGGGGTGTGGATCATGGCCCAGTCCACCGATATTCTCACCATCGAAGAAGTCGAGCTTGTTACCCTTTTCCGCCAACTTTCTTGCGACCAGAGGCAGGGGGCTCTTTCCGGTCTGCGGCTTCTCGCCCAGCCCGCCTTACCACATCCTCTGCCATCAGAAAATCAAGCCGCTTACACCACTTTTCAACTTCCTTCCACTTGCCACTCAGAGCCAAGTCTCTCAACAAAAACGGCGCAACCTGTAGGAGCTTGAGGGCTGACGTGGCGGCGCCACCCCGGGTGTAATTACAGGCGTCCGCCCAATCATTGAATTGGTCCACTACTCCAGGGGCTAGGTCAGCACCCAATTTTTTCTTTGCTGCCATAAATCCTACCCTATCAAGCAGTTATCGCACGTCAACGTTCAAGAACGTACAAAATCGTAGAATTCCGTATTGACAAGTACGAATTCGCACGTATACTTACGGCATGCTCACTCAGGTAGGAATCAATCGGAATACGGGCGACGAAAGGTATGGGGACGTTCTGGATGTCGCCGAACGCTTGGCTGAGGGTGATTACGGCACGGCAGCTAATGCCATAGCTGTCATGGTCCGCCAATCGCCTCTTTTTCAGCAGACGCTCGAAAAGCTACAGGCTAAGGCAAAACCAGCCTGCTCAAGCGTCGCGGAATAAGCCGTAGTCCGCTGAGCCCCGGTGTGGTCGGTCGAGCAGGGTGCCGGGGCTCGGCTCTTGTAGAAACCGTAAACCGGATTCAAGGAAGAGGCAAGGATAATTTCGTGCGGTTTTTAGCGCAGCCACGGACGGTTGGCCCTATGCGAAAATTTCTTAGCGCAAGTACAAACAATGACTCGGTCGAACGACAAACTCTTCCCTTGTCGGGACTTACAGAAAATATGGCGGGTGACTGCAACAGCAGCCACACGAGCACGCCAGTTGGTTTTTCGTCGGTTTGTCCAAGCGCTAGTAACCAACCAGGAATGGGCGTGGAACGAAGTGAAAGAAGCGTGGCCGGAAGCCCTAGAGGAACTGAAGGTGAATCTCAGGGTATGGGAGGACAACCGAGCTCAAGCCGCCTTCGAGCGAGAACTACCCGAGTTGGAAGCTCGACAAACCGGGAGGGCCAACACACCGAAGTTTACGGCGTCCGTGGCGGGTGGAAAACAGTAATCTCGGCAATCCTGTTTCTTGGCGGCCTGCTCTTTCTGGCTGCGTATATCCTCGCCACGGCCGGACAAATCAAGAAAGTTGACGGACAGGCTGCTTCCTTTCCTTCCGGTGAGCACCAGCTACTGCCGCGTGTAGCTGGTGCTTCTTTTTTACAAGCGCAGAGGGCTACGCATGAACTTTGAAATCAAACACCGCTGGAATGGTGACGTTCTTTTTTCCGCCGAAGTCGACTCCCTGAAGCTTGCAGTTGAGGCGGCGATCCAAAGCGGGGCCTACCTTGACGAGGCCAACCTTGGCGGGGCCAACCTTGGCGAGGCCTACCTTGGCGAGGCCTACCTTCGCGGGGCCAACCTTCGCGGGGCCTACCTTCGCGGGGCCTACCTTGGCGGGGCCTACCTTCGCGGGGCCTACCTTGGCGGGGCCTACCTTGGCGAGGCCTACCTTGGCGGGGCCAACCTTGGCGGGGCCTACCTTGGCGGGGCCTACCTTGGCGAGGCCAACCTTGGCGGGGTCAACCTTCGCGGGGCCTACCTTCGCGGGGCCAACCTTGGCGGGGTCAACCTTGGCGGGGCCTACCTTCGCGGGGCCAACCTTCGCGGGGCCTACCTTGGCGGGGCCTACCTTCGCGGGGCCAACCTTGGCG